TAACCGTCAGCATTTGCTGCAAAAGGGAAATCAAAAATACCCCTGTCAATCCATGCAGTTCTACCAAAAGATCCATAGTACCAAACCTGTTCTAGGTAGTTATAAACAACATATTTATTTACTTCTTCACTGTCAGAAGAAGGGTAATACCACCACACTTCAGAATGCTGTGTGTTTATAGCAGCATTTACTTTTTCAATCTGTCCTTCATTTAAATCAGAAAAAACAAAATCACGAACCATACAAGGTAACCTTTGAACAGAACCACTGTATACATAGAACTCTGATCTACCCATCCAAAACACATTGTCATCTACAGCTATAGCTGCGTTTGGCCCTGCAACTGTTATATTTTCTGACAAAGCATTTACGCCAAAGGTAAACGGAGGCCCAAGAAACTGCATTGAATATAGGGTCGTGTCTGTAAATACTAGAATTTGTTGTCTTGTCTCTAAGGCTGTAACAATCTCTGAACCAGAGCCAAGCCTTAGCTCGCCTGCTGTGTTAGTTGTTTGTGTTCTCCAATCTGTTAGAGATTCTTGATCTGAAAATCTAATTGCTAAGGGGTCTTGCACTCCTGGATTTGCTTCCGTATCGCAGCCAAAAGCAATAACATGTCGATCTCTATCAGAAACTAAAACTTGCTTTGCAATAGTTGGCGCACTGTCTGACCCTGCCAGAGATGTAATATCTACAGCCCTACTCGACACAGTATTAGTTTCGTCCCAGTAGTATATACCACCATCCCTAACATTGATTAAAAGATCTTCACCAAAGTTATCATGCGACCAAAGACGAAGAGTGCTCGTTACAATTGCATCTGAGGAAGCAGACCCCCATGTGCCTCTACCCCATGTTCCTGCGCCCCATCCTGCGCCTGATACACCTATGTCTAGTCCTGTATTAATTTGATAAGCACCTACAACAGACCCACCACCATTACCTGTATCTGACCCGTTAGCAGCCACTAACGATGGATTCAAACTACCCTCGTATGTTATGTCATATATAGAAGTACCCGCTGCTCTGGCTTTAATTTTATAACTCGCTGTATTTATGATCTCTGTTACATAATATTCTTGGTTAAGAACATCAGCTGTAATCAAACCGCCAAGACTTGCAGCACCAGAATAGGTTACAAAATCATCAACAACTGCACCATGATTTGTGTGGTTTACTGTAATTTCTGAAGAGCCATTGGTTGCTGCAAAAGTAATCGCTCCCGCAGAAGTTGTAAGGCGTAAAGGCGTTACATCATTATAAAAACCACCTTCGTCTATATAATATTTAAGATTTGTTCCAACACCAACATACTGTGCTCTATCTAAAGAAACCCAAGGATGTAATGCACGGCAAGTGCCAAGAAACGAGTTTGACGATCTCTTTTGCCAACCGCCTATTTTTTCAGGATAACCCTTTTGAAATCTAACATTATCAATATCAAACCAACCGCCTTCATTAGAATATGCGGTTATCTCACGATTTACCCCTGGGTTGAATTGAAGCTTTGATAACGGCATTAAACAATCTCTTCATACGACACTATAACTTTAAAATCGTTTGCGCCACCTGCAGTGGCACTCAAAGATGTCCCTGTGCTCCCATTCTCTTCTAGGTATATTGGTGAATCTTTAGTAATTACATCAAAGAAATCGTTATTGTTTACAGATTTAAGCTGTACAAGTTCTGTAGCCGTGCCACCTGCGTTGGTTGCATTGTGATAACTCACTGTACATGTGCTTGCAGCACTACCATCCACGTTAACTATACGGACGAGATTAACCTTTAGCACCTTATTATTAGATCCTGGGTTGTTTAAAACGGCTGTTTGTGATGTCGTTGTCAGGTTGGTTACAGTGACCTTCCCTGTCATCGTTGTTAATGCTGCAATGTTTGGTTCTGCCATGTCTATCTCCTATCCCAGAATAATACTGAGGGCTATTGATGTGTTAGGTGCAAGGTTAGAGAACCCTATAGTTCCTGACCCGTTTGTAGTCAAAGCTCTATTCGCACTGCCATCTGAGGTAGGCAAAGTAAGAGCAGTAACAAAAGCCTGTAAGTTTGCATCATAAGCAAGAACATTTGAGCCAATTGCTAATCCAAGGTTTGTTCGAGCGTCGGCAGCAGAACTGCCTCCTGTGCCACCATCTGTGATGGCCAGATCGGTAATTCCTGTAATAGATCCGCCTGTAATGTTGACGCTACTCATACCAAAATTGGCTGTAATGTCTACAACCGCAGCACCTGATCCTGCACCATCAGCGTAAATTATTGCATTGTCGCCATTTGCTACGGTCACATTTGCGCCAGAACCTTGACTAAACGTGCAAGCTTGACCTGATCCGTTGACTACAAAATATATGTGCTGACCATCATTAGGAGATATTGTGATGGTGCAGGCTTGAGTTGCTCCTGACAACACAAGTGTTTTAAACTGACCATCTGACAGAGATCCATCACTTGTTGTAAGTGTATGTGCTGCACCAGAAGATCCAAGATTTATGGTTCCAACACCATTTGTAAGGCGGTCAACTATATTAAGATTATTGTTAGTGGTTGTGCCCCATGTACCCGACTGTTCGCCGTTTCTTATAAGCTCGATACCACTATTTGTTGCATATGTACTTGGCATGTTCTTTCCTACGCAGCTACTATTTGTGTCCAGATTGTGTCTTCTTCTGGAATTATTCTACTCCAGACTAGCACAGTTCCTACTTCTCCGCTACCCGCAACTCCTCCAACTGTAGCAGAAGAGCCACCACTAACTGTCACTGTACCAACAGCACCTGTTGCAGCTAGAGATACAGCAGGTATGACGGCTGTTGTTCTTTGTGTTACTGTGCCGACACTTGCGGTGGCAGCTAAACCTGTTTCAGGCACAATCGCATCACCAATAACGGTAACTTGATGTATGTTTGCACTAGCCTCAAGGCCTGTAATCGTTGGTTGTACGTTGATTACTACACTTACTGAACCAACCGCAGATGCTAAAGCAGAAACAGTCGGAAGGTTTACTAGAGCCGTACCTGTGACAGTCGGCAATGTAACTTCTCCAGTCCCTGCTACCCCTGTGACGCTTACGTCAACATTTGTAATAGGTGTTACATCGTTTGTGGAACCTGTTGCAGTTAAACTTCCAACTAGGACAACTGTACCGCCACCAACACCAACGGCTACCGACCCAACTGCACCTGTGCCTACAAGACCACTTGCATCAAGATTGTTGTCTGTAACAAGAGATACTGTACCAACAGAACCTGTTACACCGACCCCTGTAACAAGAATACGAGTAACGGACGCATCATCGCCTATGGGTACTTGAGCTATCGATGTTGCGCCAAAAAACATTTAGGCTACTCCTGAATTAAGAGGCTTCTTTATTTCCCTCAACTGACTGTATCAAAGCATCTGTGTAGGCTTGCTGAGATACTTCTACAATGTTTAGCTCCGCTTTTATCTGTGCTATCTTAGTTTGGCACAAACGAAGTTGATTGATTATACCTTTTTGTTCATCATTAAAAGTATCTATATCATGGTCTGTTCCGTTTATAGAAACGATATTTGTTTTATCTGTCATGCTTTATCCCTTCACCAATAGTTTAGTTGCAGACAATGCTCGACCTGCATAAGTTCCACCACTATCTGTGGTAATATTGCCACCCGCTTGTATGTAATATTTTTGACCAGCGGTAAGACCCGATTGTTGGTCATTAACGCCACCAATCACAGTAACATCACCACTTGCACCAGAGCTAATTGCACCTGCAGTAAACCCAATAAATTCTGAGGAATCACTAGTTATAGCAATTTTAAAACCATCTCTACTTGTGTCGTTACCATTGTTGCCAGTGCCAAATACCCAATACGATGATTGTGCTGAGTTGGCTGTAATTGGAACAATATTAAATCTATAAGCTCCGCTAAAACGTGCGTAATGACCGCTTAAAGCTGTTGCTGAACCAACTGTTATGTTTCCATTCGCAGCAACGCTAATGGTTTGATAGCTATAACTTGTATTATTGTAACCGCCACTTGTAATAAGCCCAGACCCAGCATTACCGTCAGCAATCAAACCCCCAGCACCCGATACATTAGAACTAGCAACAGTAACTTCTGTACCTAAACTCAAAGTATTGCTACTAACTGTACCGCTTCTTACTTTAACAGACGAACCATCTTTATATGAAAATACAAACTTTCCGCTTTCAGCATCATAGATTACACTATGGTCATTTGCACTGTTTTGATAATCTGCGGTAGTTACTGCTTGCCTTGTACCCTGAGTCATTGTGAAGCCAGAGCCAATGCTGCCTGTTACTGTCATTGGGTAAGCATATCTTTGAGTGCCGCCTGAGTGTCCAAAAGTAAAAACAAATTGACCATTTCCATCTGTTGCTATTTTAGGAAACACATAGTTAGCATTTGTTTGAGCTGGTGTTAACGTAGCTCTTTCTGTAGGCCCTGCGCCAGCAGTATCTGTTGTTACAACATGAACTGAAGGATCAGCATATCCACCGCCAATAGCTAAAACAAAAATATCTTTACCTTCATCATAACACATTGCATAACTGCCATTGCCACTTGCTCTGGGAGATATAGAAATTGCATTAACTTCTGTTCTAGTATTGCCGTTGAAATCTAGAGTATAAAGTAATGTATTATTGGAGCCACCATCTGAAACAGCCGCTAGAAAATGAACAGCCGTAGGGCTAAATACTAACTCCATAGATGAACCTAAATTAGCATTACTTTTCCAAGTGCTATCTCCTTGACTACTATAAGCACCAGTACTTTCAGTAATGTTTCCATGACCCCATTTCAAATAATTTGATTCGTTTGGACGTTTTAATATCCATAATAGTTTTTTATTAACGCTATCATAAGCTTCAACATGAGATGTATTGTTACCACCCGAAAGTTGTGCATTAGCAATAGAAGCAATTGTACCAGTTGTTTTTGTAATTCCTGCTGCTTGACCACTAGAATTAACAACTACTGACTGCCCTGCACTTAATGTAGCTGCTGCTGTAAGCTCTGTAGTACCACCACTACTTGCATTAACCCAACTAGGTGCAGCACCCGATCCGCCAGATGTAAGAACCTGTCCTGATGTACCATAAGTTGCGCCACCTATTCCTAACTGACCTGCGGAACCAAAGCGAAAACGTTCTGTATTATTGGTAGTAAACAACATGTCGGCATTTTCACGTTGTTCTATATTAGCAGTTCCATTTGTAGCAATGCCAAGTTGGAACCCGTCCCCATCAGAACCACTGCCCGTAGTTTGGTTTGTAATTTGAATCTTAGTAGACTCGTTACCACCATTTATATGTAAATGACGTTGCGGCGTTACTCCAATGCCTACTTTACCAGAGCTATCAACACGCATACGTTCTGAACCGCCTGTTTCAACAGTTACAGTATCAGCAGCAGGAAACCTAATTGCTGTATTGGTATCCCCTGTATGAACTATCTTATCAGCAATGTCTACATCACTTTCAACACTAAATGTTCCATTTACAGTTACATTACCTGTAACATCTAACTGAGAAACTCCGCCATCTGCTATAAAGTCTCCTAAGTCTCTTGCTCTGGTCATTTCGCTTTCCTCTAATTAAATATCTACCTTACTAGACGTTACAGTTATTGCACTTGCAGATTTGTCAGATTGATTTGTTTTGTTTATTGTTCTGCTTGAGGGCGATGTGCTTGTTGTAGAAAAATCATAACTTTCTGCGTCTACGTCAGCAGCACTGTTAGCTCCTATAGTAAAGTTTACACTATTGAGCGTATAATTTCCATAAATGTCTGCGCCATCTTTTATAGGAAGTTTAAGGATGTAAAATTTTCCGTTAGCTTTCACTTGAATATAAGCGTGAGTATCAGTTATTAAAGCTCCCATTTGTGCGGTGCCATACGACTGTTGCCAGTTTGAACTTGTGCAGGCGATTCCATAACTTTCTATAAGTCCACCATTACTATCGGACATCAAAGAAATGTTAACGTCATTATTCGTTCCATTTACATTTTTATTATCAAAATGAACAGCAACTACACCTTCCGATGTTTTTTTGATAGCCATGCCTGTTTGTGTACCCGCTCCACCGATAAAGCCGTTTGTGTTGTTGTCACCTTGCAATCTAATAGATTTACGCCACTGGGCTGTGCCCGATGAATTTAATTTGGTAACAAGGTTATCTCTTGTATTTGGATAAGCTAAGTCAACAAAACCGATTGCATAAATATTTCCAGAGCCATCTACATCTAGGTCGTTACAATACCCTGTTTTAGTATCATAACCACGAGACAGTGAAACGCTTGAAAAATCAGTGCCAAACTTCATTACAGTAAATCTATCGCTAGACGATCCCATACGATAGTTACCACCAACATAAATGTTATTTGAAAATATTTTCAAAACACGATGCCTATTATCATCAACTCCAAAATAAGAATGAGCAGAACTAACATTCATGTTACTTCCGTTTAATATAAATCCTGTTGGTCTGGTTCCTGGATATATATCAAAAAAAGTATTTAAATAAACATTACTGCCACTAGCAGCTATACTAAAATAACTACCAGTGTTTGCATTTGAAAAGTTATAATAAGGCTGTTCAGATAGTGAAAAACTTGAGTTAAGTTTTAAAACCATCATACTCTGCTGTCCTGTCCATTGGTACGTTACCATATATATGTTTTCACTGCTATCTACTGCAATTTGTGGATATGCTAAAACATCATTAACGTCGCTTGAAGCCACTTTTTTGTCATCTAAAATATTTCCGTTTTTATCAAACTTAACAAAAGCCACGCCTTCTGTATAAGTACCTGATCCGATAGCGACATACATATTTCCACTGTCTGTGCCATCTGATGAAGTAACTGTTGTTGCATAACCTGTAGTATTGCTAAACCCAGGATTTAATTCTAATATCCATCCCCCTGCACCGCCCCCCGATGCACCTAACATAAGCATCATAGGGCCTGACATTAACTTACATTCCCTGTTACTACGCAGACAGTTGCGCTTATAAATAGTATTGTACAGACCCCTCTAGTAGCAAGCGTCACACTGTTTTTATCAGAGTCTTCACCTGCGATATACGCAGTTGTAATAGATAGAGTAATAGTACGATCACCAGATGTATTGTTGAATATAGAAACCGCATCTCCTGCGGAGAAGGTACTGTTTGGAACAGTAATAGATCCACCTGATCCAATGCCTATAAAGTTTCCTACATCACCCACAACCAAAGTATAACTAGATGTTTTGTCAGAACCAGACTGAGGGATGGCTCTTAGATCACCATCACCATCGTTAATTGTACCAGAGAAATAAGCATCTTTCCATCTTACAGCAGGATCACCAAAATCATCTGTACCATCTGATCCTGCTCCTGTCGTTGTGCAAGGAACTACACGATTTGTATTATAATCAAACCTTAAACCAGTATTTGTTGATGTTATAAACAGATCGTTAAGTTCAATACCAATTTTACCTCTACTTGTTGAGCCTTCGTAAAACTCAATCATATCACCTTCATCAGTAATTCTACTGATATTTAATGGTGTTGTGCTATCAGCATTAATCTCAACACGACCTGTACTTTCTATAGAAGTCCCTGCTGTTCCTACAGTAGTTGTAGTTTTACCAACAATAAAGTTTCCTGAAGTATCAACTCTAAGTCTTTCATTCCCTGATGTATAAAGGGCAAAATTACCTGTGGATTTATTTCCTACAATTGCAGGTCTTGAAGAGCCTCCTCCCCATCCAATAAATTCATTATCATCTAAATCTATACCTGCTTCAAAAGTTTGTTGCACAGCCACAGTTGCTGCTGTTGAGGTAATACGAAATCTTTCAGTTCCACCTGTCTCTACAGTAACCGTATCGACCGCAGGAAAACGTATCATAGTGTCTGTATCGCCACTGTGAACAATCTTATCGGCAATTGTTACATCGCCGCTGAACGTGCTTGTTGTACCAGTAAGATCTCCTGTCAGCGTTCCGCCTGTAAGCTGTAGGTATCGAGCATCTGATTGAGTTTGTGTGTAAACATTCGCTATCGTCTGTGTTGCATATGCAACAACATCAACGGTATCTCCTACCGTTGCGCCAGAAGCAAGGACAACTGAGGTGCCATTTGTGGCTGTGAAATCTGCTGCTGAAAGTTTAGATCCATTTAAAAATACTTCTACAAAGCCCACCGTGTATGAAACTGAAAAGGTTGTCTGGTTTGCTGTCGCAGTAAAAACAGTAGTAGTAAATGTTGTAGGCTGTATATCCGCAGCTATCGCCGTGATAAATACAATAGCATCGCCAGATAAACTTATCGCATTATTACTGTTGCTACTTTCAGAGACAACCCTAGTGAGAGTCGTCCCTGAAGCAGTAAAAACACCTGAACCTAGCTCAAAGCTACTTGTGCCATCTTCAATACAGTATCTTACTGTATCTCCATTGGCTACTCCTGCTGCGGTAAAAGTTTGGAAACCGTCAACCGCTGAACCCAAAGTGATTGTGCCTGTCCCCGTGGTCGAGGTTGTCATCTTGGCACGATTGACCAGTTTTACCATAGCGGCACTCCAAACTTAGTTGTTAAGCAATACGGATGATTGCGTTACTTGCGTCTGCTGTTGGGAACACGATCTGAAAGTCCCCAGAGGTTGATGACTTGTTAGAGCCAAAATCAAGAACAACTACGCTTGGATCTCCTCCTGCACTGTCATTATAGATCAATGCGCCACGAGCAGTGATTGTTGCAGATGTAAACGTAAGGTCTGCAAAATCAGTCAAAGCTGTAGTTCCTGATGTTGTTGGTGTTACATTTGTAAGAGAACCACCACCCGCAGAATACGTTCCAGACGCACTTACTTCGTTAGAAGTAGTATACGCTGTAGTAGCTGCGTTGAATGAAGCATTGTTATCATACAAAGCTAGTTTAAAAGTATTACCACTTGAGTTGGTAAAGTTGTGTGTTGCAGTCATCAATTCTTTCTTGAATGATGTGCACATAAAGTTGCCGCTAAATGCCATTTTACAATCTCCTTATAAGCTCGGCTAGTTCAGGATGACCTGCG